ATCTTGTAATATTGTCTGAAGTACTAAAGTATCCATCTTATATATTAATTATGTAATTTAAAAATCAATTTTTTATTGTTAATTAAACTCAATTAATAAAGAAGATAATTGACGATGACCAATCTTAAATCTATTAGCATACATATAATTTTTTTTTGTTTCCTCTTTGTTAAGAATTTTAACTATATTATCTAGACATAAATCTTCTTCTTTTGGTAGAAGCATTAATAAACTTCCTCCAAAATACATTACTTTACTTTTAAAAGCAATTTTTTTTTCTCTAGTTAAATTTTTAACATAGATACATTCCTTATTCTTCTTTTCTTCCATTACTTTAATATTTCTGGGTGCTCCCCATTGAAACCAATTTAATTCATTAAATTTCTTTATTTTTCTTGAAATTAGAAGCTTTTTATTTTTTAATATATATTTATTTATTTTATCATCTCTACTTGGAAATTCAATAAGATAGATATACCTGTTAATTTTATTTTCACCATTTAAAAGTTTTATGTTACCTAATTCTTCATTTTTATAAACCGATTCTTTACCTGTTACCATTCCAACATACACATTAAATAATTGATTGATTGGAATTTTATTATCGTTTTTAGATTCAGAAAAAGATAATAGACCTCCGCTTTCAATTATATATAATAATTCATCATTATATAATACTTTTTTTTCTAATTTTTTGTTTTTACAATATCTAAAGATAATAACATCAATTGAGGCATTTTCAAATAAATTTTCATCGTGTGGGTGATATATATGTGTTATTGTGCCGTTATCCATCATTTTTTTTATTGTTTTAATTGCACTTGTTAATTTAAAAAAATCAGAGGGTATTATAAAAATTAATTCCCCATTTTCTTCTAAAATGTTAATACATTTATTGATAAAATCAATATATAAATTACCCTTTTTTGTTCTAACATATGGAGGATTTCCAATAATTGTTTTATAATTGTTTTTAATATTAACTTTTAAAAAATTTTCAAAAATAATACAATCTGTATTAATAATAAAATCAAGTGCTTTATCAATTTCATAACATTGGAATTTAATTTTAGAATTAAATTTTGTAATATATTTTACTAAATCACCCCTTCCAACAGATGGTTCTAAAATAGTTTCTGGATTATTGTGAATAAATTCGTAAATCTTTTTTTGTAAATCGACATTCTTTGTAAAAAATTGTCCTAAACGTTTTGTATTTAACATTTCTTACACTAATAGATAAGTATAATTTTATTTACATTAATATAATAATCTAATCATCCGGACTATATTATATCCCGTTCTTATAGATATAGTGAATTCATATCTATACAATATTCAAATAAAAGAAGATTACATTTTATATAAATGTTCTCAATGTAGGCATTTTTTCCCCCATTATGATTTAAAAAAAACGAAAGAGCAACAATGGGGTGATTATCCACGAATTTATTGTAAAAAATGTAGGTTATATTTTGGCTATACTTTTTCATATATAGAATTTAAATAAAATGAATTAAAACATTGGCGGAAGTTGTAATTAGCATTACTAATATAACCATTCCAGCACTAACATCTTTAATTAATCCAATTTTTTTATTGAAATTTGGTTCTACAAAATTTGCTACTAATTCAATTATTGTATTACAACATTCGCAACTAATATTAATTGTAATCAGTATAAGTTGTAATATCCATTGGATTATTGTAAATTTATGTAAAATACCAGATACAATTAACATAACTGCGAAAAGAATTTGCATTAATATGGATTTATCAATGGATAAATAATACAATCCATTTAAACCATATCTTAAATTTGTAAATCTTTTAATAAAACATAGACGATAAGTATCAGGTTGATGATTTATCTTCATATTCATATTCATATTTAGATTCATATTTTTATCTAAATCAATAATTTCTATTTCTGTATGATTCGAATTTATTTTAGATTCTGGAATTGTACAAGTTTCTTTTATTTTATTTTCTTTTATTACATCTTCCTTTTCAATGATTATTTCTTCCTTCATAAAAGTAATGGTACATATGAATTTCTTTAAGAAATTATTTTATAATTTTTAATGTTTGTCAATTTTTAATTTAAATTTTTTTAAATTAATAGGATTATAAGATATTTGCTTAATATTTCCCTTTTCAATTGACAGATTAACAATTTTTTTAGACTCAAGAGCATATAAGATATCATGAATATCATTTTTCCATAATTTTTTTTCAAAATTTTTATAAAAAATTTTTTCAAATTCTTTAAATGAATAGATATCCTGTATTTTAATAATCTTTAATAAAATTTGCCATTTATCCTGTAATGTATTTTTAAGTTCACTTTCCCAAGCATATCTATTTATTTGTGGGAGATATGGTACTTTTGCACTACATTTTGTTAATTGTTGAAATATTCCATCTTTATTTTTGTTAAATAATGATTTAACAATACATTTTAATATATCATAGCCTTTATTTGAATCACATTCAAAAGAAATACCTAATATTTTTTTAATAAGGTTAACATATTTTTCTGTAATATTACTATTCCATCCTTGTATCATAATATTTTGAATAGTTTGAATCCATATCTTATTATCATATACATGTTCTGAATTTTTATCATATGTTGTATGAAAACTATTATCTGCAATAATAATAATAATTTGAAGTAAATTTTTGATATATTGTGTAGGAAAATGATCGAAAATTCTTATTTCAATTCCTTGCCCTTTTTTCATAATAACTTCTTTGTATATTTTTTGATTTCGTTGTAATATTTTATTATAATTTGTTTTGAAATCTAGAGAAATAGTTCTTAAATCAGAAGACAATCTTGATTGTTTACATTCTGATAATTCTTTTTGAAATTTTTTAAGTTTTTTCCTCCATTTGCTATCAGTATTTGCATAGCGATCAATATTTGTTTTTTCAAGAGTTCTTATATCAGAACCAGCAAAATTTCCCCATCCAGTACTCATAACTCGATAGGATCCTTCTGTATATTTATCACCATCACCAATTGAACGTAAATCGGGTGTAAAAAAAGCACATATAAGTAATGGTTCTATCCATTGAATTTGTCTTCCAAATTCTTGATGTATGTTTATAAATTTTTTTAAAGTAATATTTTTTTTATGTGGCAATGTAATTGTTAAATGATAACTCCCGGTATAATCACTAGTATCTAATATATTATCAGTATAATAATGATAATATTTTCGTATATGGGTTGGAGTCATAGGTATTTTACATTTTTTTATATGTCCATATGGATATTGTTTTAATTGACCATAAATTTTCATTTTTTGTTGAGTATGTTTATTTTTTTTTAAAATTTTTAAAAATGTATCTTCTTTTTTAATTAATTCATTAACCAAAGATGTTATTGTTCTATTTGTATAATTTAAAGTTTTTATTTCAACCATATTGATTGGAATACGAGGTATATCTTTACAGAACAAACGTCCTCCATATTCGAATGGTTCTAAATTTTTAAGAAAATTTCGTTCATACTTAGTTAAAATAGTTTTATTATCCTCCTCTGGCCAACATCCAGAAACACTTGTAGAGTTTTTTCTTATATCACAACATATATGTTTGATTGGATTATTGTATAATTCGTCTTCATTTGAGTGACAACAAATCGAAGTATATCTACTAATAGAACATACAGCCTCTTGTGAATTAAAAACTATATAATTGTATTTTTTTTTATTATTTTTAATATGAAATAAATGGTATTCGTGTTCTATTCCCAATCCCCAATGATAATTCATTGTTATAATATATTATTATAACATATAATTTGAATAAATGAATAGTAAAAGTGATATAAATAAGAGATTATTAAATAAAGTAAGATGTCTAGAACAATTATAGGTATTTCGGGTGGTTCTTGTAGTGGTAAATCTGCAATTTCCCAAAAATTTTATCAAAGTTTTGGAAGAAATTCTATTGTAATATGTCAAGATTCATTTTATCGTTCTTTATCACAGAAAGAATTGGATAATGTAGGAGATTATGATTTTGATATTCCAGATGCAATAGATTTTCATAAATTAGAAAAAGTTTTGATTGATATTAAAAATGGTGAAAATTCTATATCAATACCAGTATATGATTTTAAAACACATACTGTTACAGGATATAATTCAATCGAATTAACTTCAATTAAAATTGTAATACTTGAAGGTATTTTACTTTATCATTTTAAATTTATAAGAGATATGATCAATATTCGTATTTTTGTAGATACGGATAGTGATATTAGATTATCGCGCAGAATAAAAAGAGATATTGAGAAACGTGCTAGGTCATTATCAATGATATTAGAGAGATATAATAAATTTGTTAAACCTTCATTTGAAAAATATGTTGTAGTTACAAAAAAATATTCAAATCTAATAATTCCATTTGGTGTAGAGAATTACCCGTTTTTAGATATATTTTGTCATATTTTTTGTAAATATACTCAAAAAAATTAAATTGTATCAACTATTTTAGATTCTTCTATAAAATATCTAGGATATTTAAATTTTTTATCGTGATTACGACTAGATTTTATTTTAAAATTATGTTTTATAATGTTAGGTTGAATATAATAAGCATTTAGGGTATTGTAATGACGATTTATTTGAATATCAATATAATTATTTATTGGATTAGATTTCTTGACTAATTTTTGTGCTGAATTTTTATTGATTATATATGCATATAATCCACAATTATTCATAATGTTATTAGGAGTAGGAACAGCTTTAATAATATTTTTTGTAATATGTTTACCAAAAATACGAACGCCTCCAAGAAATATAATATCCCAATCATTAGGAATTTGTTCAGAATAAGAATTAAATTTTTTAAAAAAATTTTTTGGAATTATTACATCATCTTCAAATATTAATGTATTTTTTTTATCTGAATTTGTAATTTGTTTCCATATTGCTTTATGAGTTAAAGCACATCCTATACTTCCTTTTAATGAATTTCTACCTTGTTTATTGTGATTAAAAAATGAATTTTTATGGATTTCAATGGATTTATTTTTTTGTAATTTATCTATATTTAATTTAGTACCATCTATACCGTTAAATCTTTCAAATTTTATATTTGCCTTTTGACATTGTTTTTTAATATAGTCTAATCGTTCTTTATCTTTTTTCATATTAATTACAATTGTTTTATCAATAGTAATTGTATTAGAATTAGCATATAATTCTTTTTTTTTCGTAACATTGAAAAATATTAAAGTAAAAAGCACAATGATTAATATGACTAAACTTATAGATGTTTTTAGACAAATCATTTATATATTCTATACGTTTAATATAAATATTAAAATAATTATGACATATATAATGATAAATGATAAATTATGAAATATACATTAATATTAATCGCAGCATATATATTGATAGTCATTATGACTAAAAATCTTTGGAAATTTAATATAAAACAATTAAATTTAAAAAAAAATTTAATTGTAGTTTCTACAGAAACAAGTTTAGTAGATTCAATAATACTTGCTCGAGTTGCTTTTCAACTACGAGGAAGTTTTGATCGTGTATTTGGAATTACAAAAAAAGAAACTTGGTATTTAAAACCTTTATCAGAATTTTTAATATTTGTTGATAGAGATAAAAAATTAAATCAAGTTCAAAAAATTATTAAAAGAATAACCAAATCACCAGAACCGTTTATTTTGTTTATTTTTCCTGAAGGTACTACAAAAAAAACTACTAAATGGAGAACTGGGTTTCATTATATATCTAAAGAAACTAATGCAGATATTTGTATAATAGGCATTGATCATAAATTTAATACTGTAAATATAGATACAATTTTTACTCCTAGTAATGATGTAAATCAGAATATTAATTTTATAAAAAAACGATTAAAAAAATATGCGTTGTCTGTTCCTGAATACAGTAATTTAAATTAATTTATTATGTAAGTTATATTATAAATGAAGGGACAGATTACACTATTATTAGTAATATTTATAATAATATTTTTATTTTTTTTCCCAAAAGGATATAAAAAGAGATTAGCAGCATTAAAAATAAGAGAAAGTTTTTCAGAGTTAGTATATCCAGAATCACAAGATGTTCTAAAATGTTACCAAACATTATATGATATTACTAAATTATTTGATAAACACAAAATTGAATATTATATTGATGGTGGAACTTTACTTGGAGCAGTCAGGCATAAAGGTATGATTCCATGGGATGATGATTTAGATGTAGAAGTTTTACAAAAGGATGAATCTAAGTTAATATCTGATAGTTTTAAACTATCTCTTAGCAAAAATGGATATAATATATATCCATATCGTTTAGGATATAAAATATATAAAATTAATGGTAGAAGTATTCAAAATTACAAATGGAAATATCCGTTTTTGGATATTTTTATATCAAAAATTGAAGATAATAGAACTAAATTAGTTTTGAGTGCTAAAGATAATAATTGGGATAATTGTCATTTTTTAAAAGATGAATTATATCCATTAAAAAAGTACAAATTTGGTGAATTTGAAGTAACTGGGCCAAATGATCCTTATGGGTATTTAAGTAAATGTTATGGTAAAGATTGGAATTCTGTAAAATATCAAGAATGGAATCATAAAGACGAAAAGAGAATTGAGAAAGTGAAATCCGTAATAACTGAATCTGATAGAAAACCTGGTATTCCAATGGGGCCAATAAAAAAATGAGTCCAATGCCACTTTTTTTTTTAGAAAATTTTTTTTTTAACCCTCTTATCCTTCGCTCTTTGCTCTGCCTCCTGTTTTATTCGAATGGATTTTTTATTATTTTTTCCAAACTTTTTAAACTTTTCTTTCCTCTTATCTTTCTTCTTGGCTCTCTTAACTTTAATCTTATTCATTAGTTAGATTGATATGTTATTAGTTAGATAAATAATCAATTTTTTATGGAATTTAATTATAGTTAATAATATATTCTATAAGTATTTTCAATTTCTTGGCGACAGAATGGACATTTATCTTTCCGTGGCAAAGGATTTCTTCTTTGTAAAATTCTACGTGGTAGAATAGTACTTCTTCTTTCTCTATTTTCACTATTTCTTCTTACGTATCTTTCTCTGCGTTGCGAGAGTCGTTGTTGTCGACGTTGGATACTGTTTTCATTATCATTATCATTAGTAGTAGTGTTATTAGCAGTATTGGCATTGGTATTGGTATTGGTATTGGCATTGGCATTGATATTATCAGTATTAAAATTAAATATATTTGATAAAGTACTAGTAGTTGTATCAGTTGTATCAGTTTGTGTGGATATATTATTATTATTGTTTATCGAGGTATTATTACTATTTAAATTTTGTGATAATATGGATGGTATATTAGCAATATTAGATGATCCTGAATTTATATTTATATTTTGATTAGGATTAGGATTAAAAACTGTTATAGAATATGTTATTGGTTCTAATGTAGAAAAATTAAAATTCTGAGTTCCAATTCCGACATTTTGAGCAGAAAATGTTTTTGTTAATATAATACACTTTTTGCATACTAAATGTCCACAAGGTATTGTTACATGATCTGATATATTTGTATAACAAATTTTACAAATTGGTGAGTTTTTTTTCATAACTTGAATGCTATGATATTTTGAAATACAAGTTTTCAAAAAATTACATTCCAGAATTAATAATTTGTATGTTTTAATATCATTCATCATATTGTTTTGTTCAATTATATCATCGATATAATTGGTTAGATTATTATTTAAATCGGTATATTCATTTCCAATAGTTTCTTTCATTTGTTTAATCATTTTAAAATTTTTATCATATATTCTGCAATCTTTTTTTATTTTTTTTTCTAATTTGATTAAATTTTCCCATTTAAGTTCTAAACGTTTTTTAATTTTTGTAATCATTATTTCTATATTAGAAAAGTTAATATTCATATCTTTTTCTACATTTTGAATATGATGTAATTCAGTTTTTGTCATTTTTTTATAAAAAAAATCATACGAGTCATCAATGGTATTGATGACTATATCTTCTTTTTCTTCTTCTTTTTGTTCTTGTAATGTTACATTTACATTGGTTTGATCTAATGTCGGTGATTCATTATCAGGATAATACATCTGATGAAAATCAAGATTTTCATCAGAATCAAATATGTTTTGATTTTGTTCAAAGTGTTGAACTTTTTTTGTAATTTTAAATGGTGCAAATACTCTATCATGGCATATATTAAATTTTTGCATTAACATATCAAATACATTATCTGTTTCCGAAATATTGTTAGAAATATTTTCTAAAAAGTTATCTTGAATTTCTGTAAAATTTTCAGAAAATGATTGTTGGTTATTTGAACTATTATTATTATTCATATGCGTATAGTTATATTATATAAGAAAATAATTTTTCTTTAAAGGTGTATTTATGTTCTATTTAATTTAGTAAGTTCTGAAGCTTTTTGTTTATATATATTTTTTTGTTTATTTGTATATGTTTTCCATATTTGAGATTTTAGTGCTGAGAGAGTACCGAAATTAGCATCTGGATTATTTTCTAATAATTGTTTTTCTATTACTTTATCTTTTAAAAAAACTGACCAAGAAGTTATTACACCTCGACGACTTTTTCTTTTAGTTGGTTTAATTGGTGGTGGTTTAATAATAGTTGTATTGATTCCAAAAATTTTGTGTTCATTTTTATTACTTTCGTCTTTTTCAATTTCTGATGAAAGTTTTTGAATTTCATTTTTTAAAATTTTATTATTTATATTTAGCTCTTCATTTATATTAACATTACTAACTTCTTTTTCTAATTGTTCTTCTAATTTAATATTTTCTAAATTATTTTCTAATTCATTATTTTCATTATCTTGATCTAAATCTTCATCTTCATCTTCATCTTCATCTTCATCTAAATCTTGATCTAAATCTTGATCTAAATCTTCATCTAAATCTTCATCTAAATCTTCATCTAAATCTAAAATTTCATCTAAATCTTCATCATTAATATTTTCAGAATCATTTACAGAATTACTTTCTGAATTATCAGACATTATAATTTCATCACCAGATTCTAAAATAGTATCTGATTCAGATATAATTTCAGAATTGGAATCTGATTCAGATATAATATCTGAATGATTAATAATTTTGGCATCTTCTACAATTATTTCAAAGGATGATTTAGTTGGTAAATGTTTAGAAATACGATTCATTGAATTACTTTGTTTGTTAATTTGAATAGGATTAATTCTAGTTGGTATAATGTTTGTTTCAATATCTTCTTCAACATTTGTATTAAGTGTTTTTGTTTTTTTTTTGGTTTTTGTTTGAACTAAATTTTGAATTTCATTTTTATTATTTGAAAATGATTGTGATTGTGATTGTGATTGTGATTGTCTTTTAAGAATTGCTATTTCTTGTTTTGCTTTATACATTTCATTAGCTATAATTTCAATTCTTTCCATCATTTTATTATATTCTCTATAAGCGAAATACAATATAATTCCAATAGTAATGATAGTTATTCCATTCCTGATTAAAGGATTTTTTAATAAATTTGCTAACATGTTATTATATAAAATATATGGAAATTATAACATTATTCTAAACGATATAATATATAGTTGGAATAATGTTAATTTTCTAAAAAAATAAATCTAATTATAATATATTCTTAAAGATGTCAAATGTATTAAATCAAATCGCCTCTAAAGGATGGAATTGGTGGAATAATGATGAAAATCCATTTCTTAAAAATGTTGGAGATCAAAAATTATTAAAACTTGGTAATAAATTATCTACAATATTTGCCGAAAAAAATTGTGATGAATTATCGATAAGTATTCCTAATATAGTAGTTGTTGGTTCTCAATCATCCGGTAAATCAAGTTTATTAAATTCATTAATAGGATATGATATTTTACCAACTGGCAGTAATATGGTTACACGAACACCTTTAATGTTACAATTGAATTATAGTGAAATAAATTCAAAAGCTGAATTTGGAGATTATATTAATGGTAAATGGATTCCAAGTCGTACATATGAACTTGATAGTAATAAAATTAATAGAGATCAACAATTACAATTACATAAAGATATAGGAGAAATTACAGATGAATTGGCTGGCAAGCAAAAAGGTATATCTTATACTCCGATACATTTAAGGATATTTTCCCCTAACGTATCTGATTTATGTTTGGTTGATTTACCAGGTATAACTATGATAGGATTATCGGATAAAGGTCAGAGTAAAGAAATGCCAACTGAGATAAGAGATTTGATTAGTAATTATGTTAAGGATCCTAAATCTATAATATTAGTTGTTATGCAAGCTCGTCCAGATTTAGAAGCAGATATGGGATTAGAGTTAGTGAAAACCTATGATTTAAATGGTAGTAGAACTTGTGGTATTTTAACAAAAGTTGATTTAATGAATAATGATACAGATGTATCCAGATATTTAAAAGGTGATATATCATCAGAATTAAAATTAAAATATGGATATTATGCTATAAAAAATAGAAATAGTACAGAAACTAAGACAATGACACCTATTCAAGGTTTAATTTCTGAGGAAGAATTTTTCTCAAGGCATAAAATTTATAAAAATATTAATGAAAAGAATATGTTAGGTGTAAAAAATTTAGGAATATCTTTAAGTCAAATATTATCTGACCATATTAAAAAAAATATTCCCGAAATTATTGATGAAATAAATAAGAAAAAACATGAAGTAGATAAAGATTTGTTTAAATTGGGTTCTGAAATTCCATCTGATATAAAAGGGAAAATTACATTAACTAGTAATATAATTTCTAATTTTTGTATGTGTTTTAATAAAGCTTTAGAAGAAAAATGTGGTTTAAACTATGGTTTAAAAGTTAAAGACCGATTTGAATTATTTAGAAAAGAAGTGTGTAATGATATTACTAAAATTTATACAAATGAACAATTACAAAATTTAGTAAAAGGATGCAGTGGAAATCATATGGATTTTAGTCTATTTTCAATAGATATATTGGAAAAGGGGATTAATCAATATAAACCAATACAATTACTTCGTTCTCCATGTTTTAAATTAATTTCAGATGTTTCTTTCTTATTAACAGAATTATGTAGAAAAATTTTAGAAGATAAACAATTTAGTCGTTTCCCTAAATTTGCTAAAGTTTTAGAAAATAAAATTGAAAACATGGTCAATAAACAACAAGAAATTTTAAAAGAAAATGTTTTAAAATTAATTAATATTGAAGAAAATTATATATGGACTGAAAATAAATCTTTTTTAGATAATTTAAAAAAAATGTTTAGAGAATGTAAAAATCAAACGGATATAAATATTATTAGAAGTTTATTAAATCAATATTTTAATACAGTAAAATACACATTTTGTGATCAGATTCCCAAAATGTCTATGTTTTATTTAGTTTCTAATATTGAACGTCAAATATATAAAGAGCTTTTTGAAATTACTGCTAAAGATGAAAATTATATTGCTAATCTTCTTGAAGAACCAGGGATAATTGGTCAACAAAGAAATAAATTAGATAAGTTTAAAAATAAATTGATTCAAGCAAAAAAAATATTAAGCAATTATTAAATTACTTATTGTTGTTCAGGATTGAATGGTCTTCGTGGTTCATCACTTCGTGGTCCTCGGAAGTCGTCGCGATGACCTCTAAAGTCATCTCGTTGCCCTCGTTGTCCTCGGTAATCTTCTCGTTGTCCCCGGTAATCTTCTCGTGGACCTCTAAAACCACCTCTTCCACGACCTCGTCCGCCGCCTCTAAATTGTCGTGGTCTATCTTCTCGCTGTCCTTGGCCATCTTGACCATCATCTCGCCCAGTATTATATTCGGTTCTACGCTCTCTATTAAGAGCTCTTTGGTCGGAAAGTAAAGGACCTCCATTGACACCGGTCACATTTACTGCTAGTAATTTATCCTGTTTATTTGAATCTGCTAAGTCAAAGCTAACATATTCTCCTTGAGTAAGAGTCTTGAAACTATCTTCTACTTGAGAACGAATAGAAGAAAAGTGG